GATGTGTCTTCATACAAGGTGTTTTGAACAGTTGCTCCATGTATTGCACAGAGTAATGCTCCTCCTAATATACCTGCCACACCCATCATATGAAATGGATTCAGAGTTATATTATGGAAACCTTGAATGAATAAAATATAACGAAAGATGGCTGCTACACCAAATGATGGTGCGAAGAACCAACTATGCTGACCTAAAGGGTAGATTAAAAATATACTTGTAAAGACTGCGATAACAGCAGAGAATGCAAGAGCATTGTAAGGACGAATTCCAACAAGACCTGCGATCTCAAATTGTCTAAGCATGAATCCTATGAGTCCGAAAACACCATGTAATGCTACGAAGTTCCAAAGTCCACCGAGTTGTACCCAACGAACAAATGAACCCTGTGCTTCAGGCCCCCATAAGAACATAAGACTATGACCCATTGCGTCTCCGGGTGTGGAAACTGCTGCTGTCAAAAAGTTTGCTCCTTCAAGATATGAAGATGCAATACCATGTGTATACCAACTTGTAACGAAAGTAGTTCCAACGAACCAACCTCCGATAGAAAGATAAGCACAAGGTAAAAGTAAAAGACCAGACCATCCGATGAATACGAAACGATCTCTCTTTAACCAGTCATCAAGTACATCGAACCAGCCCCTTGTTGGTGCTTGTAAGGTAGATGCTACCATTATTTTCTCCTAAGAAAAAAGCACCCGAAGGTGCTTTGTTTACTTTTTGGTTAGTAATTAACCGATTGAAGGTGCTGTTAAAGCAACCTGTGCAGACTCAGCAGATGCTAGGTCTAGAGGGAAGTTATGTGCATTTCTCTCATGCATTACTTCCATACCTAAGTTTGCTCTGTTAAGGTTGAATGCCATTGTGCATATACCCATGGATGTTAACCATACGCATACGACTGGGAATACTGCTAGGAAGAAGTGTAAACTTCTTGAGTTGTTGAATGAAGCATACTGGAAGATTAATCTACCGAAGTAACCGTGAGCTGCCACGATGTTGTATGTTTCTTCTTCTTGTCCGAACTTATATCCATAGTTCTGTGACTCTTGCTCTGTTGTCTCTCTGATTAGAGAAGATGTAACTAGAGAACCGTGCATGGCACTGAAGAGTGAACCACCAAACATACCTGCTACACCAGCCATGTGGAAGGGGTGCATTAGTATGTTGTGCTCTGCTTGGAACACGAACATAAAGTTGAACGTACCAGAGATTCCTAGAGGCATACCGTCTGAGAAAGATCCCTGACCGAATGGGTATACTAAGAATACTGCGAATGCTGCAGATACAGGTGCTGAATATGCTACACATATCCATGGTCTCATACCTAAACGGTATGATAATTCCCACTGTCTTCCCATGTATGCTGAGATACCAATGAGGAAGTGGAAGATTACCAACTGGTAAGGGCCACCATTATAGAGCCACTCATCTACGGTTGCTGCTTCCCAAATTGGATAGAAGTGTAAACCGATTGCGTTGGAGGATGGAACAACTGCACCAGAGATGATGTTGTTACCATACAAGAAAGAACCTGCTACTGGTTCTCTGATTCC